CGCGTGGATCAATGGAAGGTGATCGACACAGGCGTTAGGGAGTGTCAGAAGGTAGCCGACCATGGCAGTTACGAGTCACAGCAGATGAAGCACAGTCATCTGAAGAACCAGCCATGGTGGACCAAGTGTCCCAAGTGCAATCTTATCTATGAGGAGGAGGCTGCTGAAGTGCAGGCCCGTGTCATGGGATCGGTTAGCGAGCCGGATCGATTGGTTGCCATGCGTCGAGATGCTGCGGAGATCCCGAAGCGTTACTGGGATGCAGACATCTGGAAGTGGCGGGACATCTATCCAGCTATGAAGGTCGTTGCTCGTGTGACACGCAGTTACTGCACGGACTTTGACAGTGCCCTCGATACAGGGAAGGGCATGATCTTCACAGGCAACCCCGGCACCGGCAAGACTCACGTCGCCTGCGCTATTGCCAACCATGTGATGAGCAAGGGTGCGACTGCACTATACAGCACAGTGACTGACTTCCTGGTCAGGGTTAGAAACACATACGGTAACGGCTCCACCGAGACGGAGAAGAATGCCTATGAAGCATTCGAATCACCGGACTTGCTTATCCTTGATGAGATCGGGCGCAACCAAGAGACTGAACACAGTGTCGCGACCATGTTCAACATGATCGACAGACGCTACAGAACGCTCAAGCCTACGATCCTCATCACCAACCTGGACAAGGTGCAGACTAAGAAGCTCCTTGGTGAGGCTATCATCTCTCGGTTCCGAGAAGGTGGCGGCAAGATGCTTGGCTTTGCATGGCCTGACTTGCGGGTCAACGAGAGGGAGATTGAATCATGATAAATCTGATGGATGGTGTTGTATCTCTAAGCGAGGCTCGCGAGATTGTTCGTGACAACCGAGACGAGGGGATTACTTGTCCTTGCTGCGACCAGTTTGCCAAGGTCTACAAGCGAACGATCACTAGCACGATGGCTAGGTGGCTTATCAGGCTGGTGAAGAACTACGAGGAAGAGCGCAAGTATTACTCTGTGTCTGAGCCTTGGTCTTTGTCCATCAACAAAGGCACAGGAGACGTAGCCAAGCTGGCGATGTGGAAGTTGATCGAGTCTAAGCCAAGGGACGACAACGACACGACTCGTAGAACCAGTGGTAGATGGAAGCCAACCCGCGAAGGGTTCGCTTTTGTCTACAACAGGATTCGCATATCTAGGTATGCTCTGGTCTATAACGCAAAGCTTCTAGGATACGACGGTCACGAGGTGTCGATCAAAGATGCTCTTGGTGACAGGTTTAACTACACAGAGTTGATGCAGCGATGACTAACCCCAGCGCAGACACCAAGGCCGCACGGTTCCGCTTCGCTTGCGAGTGGCGCACCGATGGCACACCTGTCGCGCAGCCTAGAGTGCGTGCAGTTGCGCGGGGTAAACACGCATCTGTCTACGATCCCGGCACAGCCAACGCTTGGAAGGCAGCTATCGTTGCTGCTGGTGAACGGCACAAGCCAGCCGCACCGTTGCAGGGTCCGCTGCGGGTCGTGCTGCGCTTCTACTTCCCGCGTCCCAAGCGACTGCTGCGGAAGAAGGATCCTATCGATCGGATCGCGCACACCGCCAAACCTGATGCGGACAACTTGGTCAAAGCTGTGCTTGATTGCCTGACCGGCGCAGGCTGGTGGGGCGACGATGCCCAGGTCTGCGATGTCCACGCAACCAAATGGTATTGCAACAAGGGCGGCACGCCTGGACTCATTGCGTTTATCACGCAAGTAGAGCAGCCCCCAGAAGAGGGCTACCCTTAATCAGACATTGAGTGCAGACCGGACAATGTTCGGCTGCGTTCTCAAGGCTGTGGCTAGCAGATGGATAGTCCCGTTGTTGGGCTTATGCAGTTTTCTGCGGCAGTTGAATATAGATCGCAGGCTTACACCTGACGCTTCGGACAAGTCTTCGAATGAAGATATGCCGACCTTGTTCATCATGTCTTCGAGGCTCACAGTAGATCTTGTAGGGTCTTTATGAGGCTTTGTATTTGTGTTCTTTCCCATGGCATGCAGTGTTCTAGTTTGTCAATTTCTTCTAGGATCTTGTTAGATATCTGGTTCGCCCTTCCCTCACGGGTGGGGTGAATCGCAGGTATATACTTTAGTAACTCTTTGTCCTTCTTGGAGCGGCGTGTAGACCACTCCTTCAGGGCTACGCCTTGCTCGATACGGATACACTCAAAGCATTTGCCGTTTGTGTATCGACCGAACTCGGCGGTGTCGTGTCCTGCTTCGCAATAGCGATCAGGTGTCTTGTAGGATCGGGGTATCCCGACCCCCTTACCTGCTCTTGGCACTTACAGTCCTCCGATATGCATCATCGAAGAGGATATTACACCAACATCCTCGCCGTGATCAGTATCGGTCTCGTGTGATAGCGGCATAATGTGATTCGCTGTCGGCAAAGAGTTCAACATCTCGGTTAGCTGGTTGATCACCGCGATCATATACAGCGAACCGTCGTTGATATCTTTACGACAGGACCGAATCCAATACAGAGCAGTCGTATGGTCTGACCGCTTAAAGTAGGAGCAGATGTCTTGCAGGCTCATAATTGTATGCTCTCGCATCAAGTATGCAGCGATCTTACGAGGCTCGCTAACGGTCCTCGTTCGAGCAGGGCTACGCAGATTTGCAGGCGTAACCCCAAAGCAAGCACAGACGGCTTCTACCACATCCCCCGGTTGGATCATTCTTTCTCGGCCTCCGTGATTACAGCGAGACGTTCCTGACCTGCTTCACGTAGGTCTGCTAAGTCCTGACCGACAAGCTTACTGACCTTGACTTGGATACCCCACTTACGCATGTCCTCCTTAGTCTTGCACTGTGCGAGGGCTGATAGCGCATGTTCCTTCAGAGGGAATGCGTCTAGGACTTCTTTAGGCTTAGGCTTCGGCTTCGGGCTGGCCTTCTTGACCGGCTCCTCCTCTCGTTCGAGCGGATCGTCCTTCGACCACAACTGCCAGCCTAGACCGAACAACAGAGCAGCAGCCTTCGCCACGCCTCGAACAAAAGCGTCCGAGATGTCGCGAGCATCGGGGTTCTTCTTCGCTTTCATGGTGTGATCCATGATTGCGTGAGGAACCGGCACAGTCTCACCTGCAATGTGATGCTTGTGCGTGAACCCGATCAACAGGTAGTAGGTGCCGTCGGGTGCCTCATGCACCATCGAATTGCTAGCAGTGCGCTCGGTGTAGGGTTGCCAGCCCGGTGCGTGCTTGCGTAGGTAGTAGCAGACCCGCGCCCAGTTGACGTAGTCAGCTGCGAATCTGCCTCCACCTTTTTGGCTGACATCATCGGCACTGACAATGCCGTCGAGGTTGGGAAAGGTCTCGTATTCCATGCTCTCACTCATAACTGCTCTCCATCGTCACACCACGTAGGGTAGTGATCGTTCTTTGCTTGCCATACGGATAGTAGACCGGTGAACATCTTCCAGCCTTTCGACAGGTTCTCTTCACTGACTTCCTTGAAAGAACACGCGCCCGGATTGTCGCGGCTCACGTAAATAATCGCACATTTCTGCGTCTGAAATGGGATGTCCATCGAATGCTCTAACGCAGCACGGGTAGCAGCAAGCTGCATCCAGTGGTAATCATACGTGCGAGCATCATCTAGTTTGGCTTGGTCGCCGTCCTTCGATTTGAAGTCGATGACCCAAGCACCGCTATGGAGGTCTGCTTTGGTGCCGTAGCCCATGGGGTGGGCCACGCCTTGCTCCGGCATCCAAGGATGCAACTCCAACGCTTCGCCACAGTGGTGATCGATCAACGCACGCACGCCTTCAACATGAGGACGATACGACTCGTTGAACGGCTCGTCGCAATACGATTGCTCGATGGCGGCGTGGATTCGCGAGCCTTCCTCCGCACTGGTCTTGCTGATGTCACCTGCTGCACCGATTACCATCTCGCGCCATTCAGATGTGATCTTGCTGGAATCACCATGCGCTTCGAGAGGTAGGTAGTCGAGCAGATCGACCGCTGCGTCTGCTGTGCGGTCCTGCTTCCAGCGAGTCAAGGCCGGAGCCGCAAGCATCGACAGGATCGAGGTGATGCCCGGACCCCAATCCATGCGCTTGGCATCCCGAACGGTGGGATTGCGTAGCCCTGGCTTGGTAATGTTTTGGACTTGACCTATCTGGTTACCACTACGGTCATACCAGTGCCCTCCCTCTGCTGCTTTCGTGCGTTTAGAATGGGAGGTCATCGGCCTCCTCCCCGCCTGTGGCGTTGCCTGTGGCGTTGAATGTGATGACCGCCTCTTGGATCTCGTCGGTCCACGATCGAGCAGGAGACACGATGCCATCGGGGCTGATGCGTCCGTAGTAGCGTCCGTCTTCGTCTCCGTAGGGCTTACCGTTCGTCACGGTGATGCTGCCTGGGTTCTTGCTGCGATCACCTGCTAGCGTGAGCGTGATGCTGAGACCGTTCGCATCTAGTTCTACGGATGGGCGGCGGCGACCCTCCACGGGCATCGCTTCGAGATGGCTGGCGATCTGGCTTAGACCTAGATCGAGGTCTTCCGGGGGTGGACGGTTCGCATCGACTGCGAGCTTGTGCGCCCACGAAAGCTGACTTTGGCTCAGACCGTGTTTGCCGTGGTTGTCCACTAGATCGTTAGCAAACGACGGTGGCTCCCTCCTCGGCATCTTGGACAAAACGTCCATTACTTCCTCAATAGACTGATAGGGCGAATCAAACTCTATGATCTCGCCATTCTTCTTCTTGACTTGCATTCTCATTTTGCTTCCCTCCTTGGGATTCTGGGTAAAACTGCACTATTGCCGAAGACTTTCAGCGTAAGCGCAGCGGTTATTGTTTTTCGATACTATCGATCTCGAAAAGACCGATCGGTGGGATGATTTCCTCGCGGTCCTCGTCGTTCATTTCGAGGCTTTCCAGCCACACCGTGCCGTTCTTGTGATCGATGTAGTCCATTTTCTTCAACGACTCCATGTCGTCGAGGTCTTTGAGCCAAACAGTGATGCTGAGAGTGACCTGCTTGTCAAAATCTTCGGGGTTGATCATGTTTCGTCCTTGGTTTCGTTGATGAGTTTCTGCATTTCTCCGTAGATACGGGCGACGGTTAGACTTGCCTCATTGAGGTGCGAACCGATCGCGAGATCTAGCGCAGCCTGTTTTAGCGTTGGCACCTCTTCGATTTTTCGAGTGAGGTAGTCTAGCTCGTTGCTGAGATTGCTCAGAGCCTGCTTGTTGCGGTATTTAGCCATTCGTTGCCTCCCAAATCAGCGCGACCAGCAGGAATACCACTAGCGCGATTGCGGTAATTGATACGACGAAAGCCGAGCTGCGAATATCGTCTTCGCTTCTGCCCTGCCCTCCCTTGATGTGTCTGTTCATTGCTTTTCCTCCTGTGCTTCGGCCCACCCAATCATGGCAAGCCTCGTTGCTTCGGCATCGTCCTTGTCCGATGCGTAGTAACTCTTCGCCTCGTTGTAGATGCCATCTACAAACACGGGCACCTTGTATTCTTGCGTGTCTCTAAGAAACTTGACCTTTCCGATTCGGATCTTCATTGTGCTGCCTCCGTGCGATGTTTAGATGTCAGCCAGCCAACCGATAACAGTGAAAACCTTCCGTTCGAGCCTGTTAGGCTGCGCTAGAATCGTGTGCACATGCGACACGGTGACAACGAAATCGGCATCCTCGCCGTAGCCGTTCAACTTTGCGTCTGCATGTAGGTCGCTAGTCGTGTTCAGGTTAAAGACCATCGCGGCATCCGATGCGGTCTGATGTTGCTGGAAGATTTCGGCGCGTGTTATTGATGTCGTGATGTTGTAGAGGGTTTCCATTGCTTTCCTTCTGTCGGGGTTACTGCAAACCGTGCAGCGCGGATTGGGCGGGGATATTTGAGGGCATCCCGTCAGCCCTGCTAGTGCTAGTTGAGTAGATGACTCAGGAAAGCACGGTTGAGGCGGGCACCCTCGCCAATGATGTTCTGCTCGAACCGCGAGTTGGTGCGGCCCCGCTCATGGGTGAGCCAATAGGTCGCAGCCTGATACAGACCGTAGCGGCTACCCGGCACTGCCCCAGGCGCATACTCGTATGCGTGAGCAACCCTGTTTCGGGTCTCTTGCACGTTGGCGACCTTGCGCTCGGTAGCCTCGCCTACAGGCAGCGGGAAGAACTTGTCGAGCATATCGCGAAGGTCGGGGAACCCTGCCTTCTGCCGCGTCAAGTGCTGCAATGCGTGCTTGGTCTTTTCGAACTCGGTCACGCTTTGGTGGATTTGCTGCACGAGCGCGGCAAACCGTTCGCTGATCTTGCCAGTGTGACGCAGTTTCTGCGTGCTTTTTTGCTTGCTGAGCGTGGCGAACATATTCTCGCAAGCATAGTTGATTGCGGTATCGGCTAGCATCAGCGAGATGCCACCGTCGTATCCATCGATCAGCATGAGATTGTGCTCGATCTCGTGCCCCGGCATCAGTTCGAAGCTGTTAGCCTTCGATTTGCCGCGCAGCCAGACGCGGGCACCACCGCGAAACTCGCCGCAGGATAAGCCTGATAAAACTCCGCGTTGTTCGAGGCTCTCGAACAGGTCGCATTTCGGGCCGTTGCCGATAGTGCCAGCCTTGGCACCGATAGAGCCGATAGCCTCGCCGCTATCGTCACGGTACACGACCTTGCTCACGCTCTCAGTGTTGCGGAGCGTGCCAGTGTGGTCCCGATACCAAGTAGGCTTGGCGACAGGCTCCCATGCGCGGAGAGAGGCGAGAGGGTGAGACGCTGCAATGGTTTCTAGGGTCATAACTTTGCTTTCCTTTCTGTTTTCGTAAGTCGAACGCGAGCACCCTACACCGTGTAGGATTCTCGCCGCGAGTCACGCGGGTAAGGGGTTAGCAGATGCCCATCTGGCGACGTTCCGCTTGCGCCTCATCAACGCATTCGGAGAGCCACAAGCACTGGCTATTGTATTGATCGATCACGGTTTCGAGGGGCACGCCGCATTCCCGCGACATGGTTTCTAGTTCGGCATCGATCCCTTCATCGGTTAAATATTCGAGATCGTCAAAAAGTGCTTCCATCTCGATATCGAGATCTTTGAGAGTGTTTTCCATGGTTTCGGTAGGGTAAGGGGTTAGCAGTCTATCGGCAGTGTTGCCGGGTTCAAGCGTAGTTTCGAAGGGTGTATGTCCGAAGAACCTTACCTTCGACAGTGTCATACTTTACAACTTCGCGATTTTTGTAAGCGTCATCGGTGAGATGCCGCTCGCACTTATTGCACTGCCAAGCGTAGGATTGGTTGTCATATTCTTCGCCGCATCGGCAAGCGAAAACTATAGAAGGGCGGACGTATGTCATTATTGGCTCCGTGTTTTTAGGGGTAGTCGGCTGGTCCACACTTGCAGATTGCTGTGGGACATCGTCCAATCGGCCGCATTTTCTGCTAGTGCGTAGGTTTCGAATGTTTCGATGATTTCGCGGCTCGATTCATCTAGGTCGTCTGTTAACCCGGTAAGCGCATACGTAACTGGTTGATCGGTCATCATACAAAAGCCTTGGCACTACCGCGTGCCGGTTATGATTGTGGTTTGTGTGTCACCTTCATTGAAGGGATCGTCGATTTCGGCATCGGGGAATGATTCAATAGGCAAGTAACCTAGCTGCTCGAAACGGTGAGGAATGCCCCAGGCGACCGCCCAGGTTTTCCAGTGATACTGTCAATCCGGGGCGAGCGGCTCGCCGTTGGGACGGCGCGGGGTTGCATTGCAGGCGGCCACGAAATCGTCCGAGGGTATTTCCATGCTGCCGTGGGGGCATGTTCCAGGACAAAATCCGGTCTGGCATTTGTGCGGGATTGCGTTACGTAGCAGGATTTGGGCGGGGTTCATACAAAAGCCTTGGCACT